TAACTGAATTTGAAAATGAGTAAAGAAAAAAATATACAACTTCATTTAAATAAATATATTTTGGATCCAAAAAACCCAAAATTAAATTATTTATTAGGATATGAATATGAAAAATTAAATCAATTTGCTAGCGCCCATACTTATTATTTAAGGTGTGCTGAACTAACTAATGATAAAGATTTGGAATATGAATGTTTATTAAAAACTTGGTCTACTTTACATAATCAAGGAAGAAGAATATGGTATGAAAAACAACAATTAAAATTAGCTATAACTCACTCACCTACACGTCCTGAGGCTTATTATTTTTTAAGTGTACTTTATAGTAATAAAGAAGAATGGAAAGATTCTTTAATGTATGCTACTTTAGGACTAAATTTCTCTAAAAATAATACTAAAACCCTAACTAATATTGGGTATAAAGGAAAAATAGGATTATTAGTCCAAGAAGCATTTACTATATGGTATACAGGACAAAGAAATAAAGCTATAGAATTATGGGTTAAACTACTTAATAACCCAGATATTACCCCTGAATTTAAAAAATTAACAATAGATAATTTAAAAAACTTTAATTACTTTAAAACATTAAGTTTTGAAGAAATGAAAACTAAATAATGTCTTTTTTAATCTTTTAAAAAAAAATGTATATTTATTAACGAAATAATTAAATTATGGAAGTCCAAAAGTTGTCAAAAGAAGAAGTTGCAGAATTAAAAGAAATTCAAAACAAAGGAAATCAAATTTCATATTCATTAGGTCAAATTCATGTTGCAAAGTATGGTTTAGAAAAGAAAACAGAAAACCTAACAAACCAACTAGATGATCTACAGAAAAAAGAAAATGAGTTAGCAAATAAGTTAACAGAGAAATATGGAGAAGGAAATATTGATTTAGAAAAAGAAGAATTTACTAAAACAAATTAGTTTTTTGAAAAGGATTTTAATATTTATAATAAAATAATATAAAAATAACATATTGAAATGGCAGAAACTTTATTATCTCCCGGTGTACTAGCAAGAGAAAATGATCAATCCCAAGTTACTTCGGGACCACAATCTATTGGTGCGGCAATTATTGGCCCAACAGCATTAGGACCCGTAAATATTCCTACTATAGTTACATCTTATAGTGAATATAAAACTTTATTCGATGCAACTATAATGAGTGGTTCTACCACTTACTCATTTTTAACTTCAATTGCGGTAAATAATTACTTCCAAAATGGAGGTTTATCAATGTTAGTAACTCGTGTAGTTACTGGATCTTTTAGCCCAGCAACAAGTTCAGCGATGACTGCTTTAGGTGTAGCTGATGATCCAACAAAATTATTATCTCCATTTATTCTAGAAACTCTTTCAGAAGGAGAATTAATGAATAATGATGAAGGTGCTGATACTGAAATTTCTGGTGGAGCAATGCTATCTGGATCTCAATATAATATAAGATGGGAAATTCCACAAGTAAACTCAGCTTCAGGACAATTTAGTTTAATAATCCGTAGAGGTGATGATAGAACAGCACAAAAAACTGTTTTAGAACAATATAATAATTTATCATTAGATCCACAATCTTCAAATTATATTTCTAAAGTAATTGGGGATATAGATTATTCATTAGCACAAGATGGAACAGATTATTTTGTACAAGAATCAGGATCATATAATAATAAATCAAGATTTGTAAGAGTAAAACAAGTAAATTATAAAACTCCACAATATTTTGATAATACAGGATCTCCAAAAAATGAATTTACAGGATCACTTCCTTCAGTACAATCAGGATCATTTGGTGACGCAGTAGGTTCAAATATAGTTACAGACCGTGCGATGAATTTCTATGAAAACATTAATGGAACTGATTCACAAGGTATGACAGGTCCATGTTATTCTAACGTAATTAACTTGCTATCTAATCAGGATGAATATCAATATAATATCATTGCAGCTCCAGGTTTAATAAACGCATCTACGGGTCATGCTTCAGAAATTACATCAATGGTCAATAATTCTATTGCACGTGGTGATAATATGTCAATAATTGATTTAGTAGAATATAATGCTCAAGTTGCAGATGTAACTGACCAATCAGCAGGATTCGATAATAGTTACTCAGCAACATATTGGCCATGGCTACAAACAGTTGATCCAAATACAGGAGAATTAGTATGGGTACCAGCTTCAACAATGATACCAGGAGTAATGGCTTATACAGATGCTTCAAGTGAACCATGGTTTGCACCAGCAGGTATTACTAGAGGAGGATTAGGTCAAGTAGTTAGAGCTGAAAGAAAATTAACAGTAAGCCAAAGAGATACTTTATATGAAGCTAATATAAACCCAATAGCATCATTCCCACAACAAGGAGTAGTAGTATTCGGTCAGAAAACATTACAGAAAAGAGCAAGTGCTTTAGATAGAATAAATGTTAGAAGATTATTAATACAACTTAAGGGATATATTTCTCAAGTAGCTGATAATTTAGTATTTGAACAAAATACAATAGCAACAAGAAATAACTTCTTAACACAAGTTAACCCATATTTAGAATCAGTACAACAAAGACAAGGATTATACGCTTTTAAAGTAGTAATGGATGATAGTAACAACACACCAGATGTTATTGACAGAAATGAATTACTTGGTCAAATATTTATACAACCAACTAGAACAGCTGAATTTGTTATACTTGATTTTAACGTATTACCAACTGGAGCAACTTTTAGCATAAAAAAAAAAGAATCAAATATTTATAATAGATAAAAAACATACATAAAAATGGCAGTATTAGATCCAAACGAAATATTTTTCACAGCTTTTGAACCAAAACAAAAGAATAGGTTCATCTTATATATAGACGGGTTTCCATCTTATATAATGAAAGGTGTAGGAGCTGTAACATTAACTCAAGGAACAGTACCTTTAAACCATATTAACGTTCAACGTTTTGTGAAAGGTAAAACAACTTGGGGAGAAATTGAATTTACATTATTCGATCCTATTACTCCTTCAGGTGCTCAAGCTGTTATGGAATGGGTAAGATTACACCACGAATCAGTAACAGGTAGAGATGGATATAGTGATTTCTATAAAAAAGATTTAACTGTAAACGTACTAGGACCTGTAGGTGATATAGTATCAGAATGGATAATTAAAGGAGCTTTAATTACATCAGCTAATTTTGGAGACTTTAACTGGGATACTGAAAATGCAGCTCAAGAACTTACAATGGCTGTTCAACCAGATTATTGTATATTAAATTTCTAATACAACTACCCCTTATATACTTTGAAAAATAGCTTGGCTTTGGTCAAGCTTTTTTTTATATTCATATGTATCAACGATAAAAACGTTTTAATTAAATAAAGATTATGGCTGAATTTAAATTCCCAACTGAAGAAGTAGAATTACCCTCAAAAGGTTTAGTATACTCAAAAGACAATCCCCTTTCTAGTGGAAAAATAGAAATTAAATATATGACTGCTAAGGAAGAAGATATTTTATCTAACCAAGCATATATTGAAAATGGTACAGTATTAGATAAATTAATAGATTCTGTAATTGTTTCTAAAATTAATTCAAAAGATTTAATTATAGGAGATAAAAATGCAGTAATGATTGCTACTAGAATTTTAGGATATGGAGCAGATTATAAAGTAACAATTAATAATAAAACTGAAGAAATTAACCTTTCAGAATTAGAAAATAAACCATTTGATGGTTCTGATATGATAGATGGAAAAAACGAATTTGGTTTTACATTACCTCATAGTAATACTCCAATTACATATAAACTTTTAGATGGTCATGATGAAAAGAAAATTGAAAGAGAATTAAAAGGGTTAAAAAAGATAAATAGAAATGCTTCTCCTGAAGCATCCACAAGATTAAAATATACATTAACTTCTGTTAACGGAGAAACTGATTCAAAAACAATCAGAGAATTTGTTGACAATTATTTTCTAGCACGAGATGCTAGAGCATTTAGAGATCATTTAAGACAAACACAACCAGATGTGGATCTTAATGTAATCCTAGATAGCGGAGAGGAGGTAGCAGTCCCTATAGGACTTAGCTTTTTTTGGCCTGACTTCGGAGACAGCGCCTCAAATTAGAGTAAGTGTTTTTAAACAAATCCATGAAATACTCTTTCATGGAAAAGGTGGATATGATTATGCATCAGTTTATAACATGCCCCTTTGGCTTCGTAAATTTACTTTTATACAAATTAAAGAATTTTATGATCAAGAACAAAAATCAATAAAAGATGCAAAAGATGGAAAGAAAACATCTTTAGTAGATTCTGAAGGAAAAGTTAATGTTCCAGAGTTTAAAAAAACAGAAAAAAATTATAAAGGAAAGAGCAGCTACAAATAGCTGCTTTTTTTAATATTTATAATAAAATAACTTTATATGGCGTTAGGTGACGGAAGTGCAAAAAAAGAAACACAAGATATAAAACAGGAATTAAATTTTATTCTTGATGCTGTTTCTTCTATTGGTGACCAATTAGTATCTTCATTTGAAAGTGCTGTTGATGGTGCTTCTAACCTTAATAGTAAAGTAGATGTTGTAGGTAAAACAATGCAACGTGGTTTAGTTGCTGATTTAAAAAAAGCAGTTTCAAACACAAATTCTTTAATAGATTTACAATCAAAAATAACAAGGGGAGTTGCTACACAAAAAGATATATCTAAAGAAGCAGAAAAAGTAGCTTTAAATAGAGCTCGTTTAGATGCAAAAAGAAAAATTTTAGGTGATAGTTTAACAAAAAGACAAAAAACTTTACTAGCCCAAGAAGACCAACAATTAAGTCTCCAAGAAAAAGTTGTTGCCGCTTTACAAGAAGAAAATGATTTAAATCAAAAGAATAAAAGTTTATTACAAATTGCAAAAGAAAATGCTGGTGGTCTTTTAGATAAAATGGATAAAACTGGTACCGCCTCTAAAATATTAAAGGGTGGTCTGGGATCAGTTTTAACTACAGGTCGTTTATTAGAATTAGCAGTGTTAGGTGTATTTAATGCTATGGTAGCTGTTGACAAATTAAATGGTCAATTAGCTAAAGGCCTTAATATGTCATATAGTAATGCTGCAGCATTATCATCAGAATTATCTACGGCTGCAAATATGTCTGGTGAACTTAAATTAACAGCTGCAGGATTAGGAGAAGCTTTATTAGCTGTTAATGATATTACAGGAGTATACACTACTGAAAGCTCTAAAAATCTTGAAACCTTTCAAGCATTACATAAAGCCTCAGGATTAACCTATGAGCAAATGGGTGGTATCTATTCAGTTACTCAAGCAACTGGAGGGGATTTAAAAAAGAATACAAAAGAAGTTTTAGCTCAATCAGCCTTAACAGCTAATTCCTTTAAAGTTCAAATAAATTCTAAAAAAGTATTAGCTGATATTGGTAAAATTAGTAAAGCTACTACATTATCATTAGGAGGTAGCGCTGCAGAATTATCAAAAGCTTTAACTACATCTCAAGCTTTAGGTATTGAGATGGGTCAAATGGAAAGTATAGCTGATGGGTTATTAAACTTTGAACAATCCATAGCTAATGAAATGGAAGCTGAAATGCTAACTGGTAAATCATTAAATTTAGAAAAAGCTAGACAATTAGCTTTAGATAATGATATAGCAGGTGCAGCAGCAGAAATTGCTAAACAAGTAGGAACAGCCGCTGAGTTTGGTGCAATGAATAGAATCCAACAAGAAGCATTAGCCAAAGCTACAGGGTTATCTAGAGAAGAATTAGCTAATTCCTTATTTGTTCAAGAACAACTTGCTAATAGTGTAGGTAAGGAATATGATGATAAAAAGAAGATAATAGATGAGTTACAAGCTAAAGGATTATCTCAAGAAGAAATTAAAAAGAAATTAGGTAAAGAAAGTTTAGCAGATTTAAAAGCACAATCCAGTGTTCAAGAAAATTTAAATAAATCCGTTGCAAAATTAAAAGAAGGATTTGTTAGTATAGCCGCACCACTAATGCAAATTATAGGTCCAATAGTAGATTTACTTATACCCGCAGTTGAAATGTTATCTTATTTATTTGTTCCAATTACAGCAGC